AACGCAGCCAGGGAAGGTGTGAGCCTGCTTGGATCAAGTCTCTACTGTACGACTGAGCCATGCACGATGTGTATGGGAGCATTAGCTAACGTTGGTGTAAGTGAAGTTTATTATGATCAGCCTTATCACCACCAAATGAGTGGGGAGATTGCGCATCATGCAGATATACCTGTTTTACAGTACATTGAAGTTAACGGAAGAGGAATGGTGAAAGTAGATGGGTAACGCACTACAGACCACGACAGATAAGATTACGATTGAACAATTTCAGCGAGTAATGCCGAAAGCGATCAAATCGAAAGTCACTGCCATAATGGTACAGAATATTAACGGCTTGTTGAATGACCAGCAGTTACGAGAAAATTACCGAGATAACCTGCTGAGTTACACACATGTCATGCAGGACGGTAAATTTAAAATAGAAAGCTACATAGCTGCTGTACGTTATGTCAGCTTTAAGTTAATGGGTGCCAGTAATATTGAGGCATACACCAAGACATTCCCTGACCGCTTTCAGAGATTGATTGGTGAAGGTGCAGATGACAAAACCATCAGTAGCTATGTTACGGCATATAACAAAACCATCCTGGTCAACAAGATTATGGAGCAGACCCTGGTGCCTATGCATGTGCTTAATGCAGATATGTACCAGAAAGCCCTTAATACCCAAGCTAATTTGATGGCAACAGCTAATAGCGAGAAAGTACGATCAGATGCTGCTAACAGTATTCTGACTCACTTGAAAGCACCAGAAGTTACAAAAATGGAGCTTGACGTTAATGTGAAACAAGACAAAACAGTAGATGACCTAAGAGCCACTACGTTAAAATTAGTGGAACAACAAAAGGCAATGCTGGAGAAAGGAAGTACAACAGTTAGAGATGTTGCACATAGCACACTCATTAATACACAAGAGGAGGCAGAAGATGCAGAAATTGTTGGAGTTGCTTAAAGAGTTCTACCGAATAGTTTATGTCAGTGTAGTAGAGTCACATAAGATCACATTAGATTCTATTAAGAAAGTGAATAAAGAAGAGAAGACATGGGCGTACTGGCTATACCCTGTTTTATTTCCTTACACTTTTTTACTGTATATAACGAAGATTAAATAAAATGAGTGTACAAAGCGATTTTGTTGAGATGCAAGATGGACCTGTTGCAACGCAAATAGACGAGATACTAAAGTCAATATCGTATGACCCTGTAAAAGATTCAGCGTATATACCAACAGACTTTGCTTTGGAGTTTGTGAATTTCATTAAACTGGTTAATGGTAAACAGGGTGAGGAAAATTTAACGCCTGTATTGCATTATAAAATGCTGGATCAGGTGGCAGGCAAGAAAGCCAATATTGCTAATATGTTATTTCGTGGATCAGCCAAGACCACAGTGCTAGCAGAGTACCTTTTCCTCTATCTTGGTGTCTACGGAGGCATTCCTAATTTTGGTAACGTAGAGCTTGCGTTGTATGTATCTGACAGTATCGAGAATGGTGTCAAGAATATGCGCAAAAACCTGCAGTTTCGTTGGGAAAACAGCGATTTCTTGCGTACGTACATACCTACGACTAAATTTACTGATATTAGGTGGGAGTTTATTAACGCACAGAATAATCACTTTGTGGTTAAAGGGTATGGAGCAAAGACAGGTGTTCGTGGTACCAAAGAAATGGGTAAGCGTCCAACACTAGCTGTTCTTGATGATTTAATCTCCGATGAAGACGCACGGTCTGATACGATTATTTCCAGTGTAGAGGATACGGTGTATAAGGCAGTAGATTACGCGCTGCATCCAACAAAAAATAAAGTCATTTGGTCAGGCACACCATTTAATGCAAGAGATCCATTGTATAAGGCTGTTGAATCTGGAGCCTGGTACGTCAATGTGTACCCGGTATGTGAAGACTTTCCCTGCACTCGTGAGGAATTCAGAGGAGCCTGGGAAGATCGGTTTACCTATGATTATGTTTTGGCTAAATACCAAAAGGCAGTAAAGGCAGGCAAGGTCGACACGTTCAATCAAGAGTTAATGCTACGAATCATTTCTGAAGAAGAGCGATTAATACAAGATAACGATATTGTCTGGTACAAACGCAGCAATGTACTCCAGAACAAACAAAAATATAACTTCTATATCACCACTGACTTCGCAACCAGTGACAAAGCGTATAACGATTTCAGTGTTATTGCTGTATGGGCGTATAACGCTAATGGGGATTGGATGTTAGTCGACGGGGTCTGTAAGAAACAGTTAATGGATCAGAACATAAAAGATCTCTTCCGATTTGTGCAGCTGTACAAACCACAAGAAGTTGGTGTGGAAGTATCTGGTCAGCAGGGTGGTTTCATTACCTGGATACAAAATGAAATGAGTTCGCGTAATACGTATTTCTCTTTGGCTTCAGATGCAAATAAAAATGCACCAGGGATACGACCAAACACACAGAAGATTGTACGATTTAATATCGTAGTGCCGTTTTTTAAGAACCACAAAATATGGTTTCCAGAAGAACTGAAAGATACAGACTTTATGAGAGAATGTATTAACGAGTTGAGCTTAGTAACACTTAAAGGTTTTAAGAGTAAGCATGATGATGTTTCGGATACTATTTCTATGTTAGGAAGTCTTAAACCATGGAAACCGAACGAAGACGCACCTGCTATGCATAGAGAATCATCATTAGATATTTGGGAGGATGATTACGAAGAAGAGGATGATCATTTATCTTCCTACATCGTGTGACACTTATTATAATTCGTAAGACATAGCTATAAAATACAGGTAACAATAATAATAAACCTGGATAGTGTATGTTCCTGTCAGAAGTATTTGAACACCTTACTTACGGTGAACTCTCTCAACTTTTCGTCGGTAGTGAAGACGATAGTATTAATGAATCCGATTATCCAAAAGTAATCTCTTTTATCAACATGGCTATGATTGACCTTTACAAGAAGTTTCCGCTTCTTGAAAAAGAGGTTCTAATTGATCTGGATGAAGCTATCACCAATTACCTGCTGACATCCATGTACACAGTCTCTAGTGGTACAGCACCTGTTAAATACATTATAGATACCGTAGAAAGCCCATTTGAAAATGACATTCTTCAGATTTCTTCTGTATGGGATGAGGATGGCGAGTCAGTTCCATTAAACGATCTGAATAAGGCGGATTCAGTATTCACTCCGCTATTTAATTCCTTGCAAGTACCTAACTCAATCAATGAGACATCTCTGTCTGTTATTTACCGTGCTTATCCTGAAAAAATTGATTTGACGGTCAACACACTAACAACAGTAGAAACCGCATTACCCGATCAGTTTATGTCCCCACTACTTGCGTACGTTGGTTACAGAGCTCATCTCGGATTACCTGCAGGTGATAAAGCAAAGTCAACAGAGTTCCTATCGTCTTACTACGGCATGTGCAAAGAGATACGTGAACTTGGTACGGTCAATAAAGACAATGATACTAACCTAAAGCTTGATACTAACGGCTGGTCATAATGATTAAATCTTCGTTTAAAACATTAGAGCTCATTAGAACAAGATTCCTGGAATCAGATTACGATACTGTTCGTCGTGTTTACGAAAACTTAACAGAAATTAAAAACGTTAATGATTTGTTAAAGGCAGGCGGTGGTGAATCGCTTATTACTGATGTAGAAAACCATGTTAGTAACGTTTCAAACCCGCACCAAGTTGACAAAGGTGATGTTGATTTAGCCAACGTTGATAATACTTCTGACGCAACGAAAACAACTGCAAATAATTTATTATACGAACCAATCAATGCAAATATTCAAACACACATTGGAAGAACTGACGACCCGCACAACGTAACTGCAACGCAAGTCGGTCTTGGCAACGTTGATAATATTTCAGATGCAACACAGCAAGCGACGATTATTGGCGCGACTGATTTCTTATACGAACCGATTGATGCGGGCATTCAAGCGCACATTGCAAGCACGGCAAATCCGCACAGCGTTACTTATGCACAATTACCAGACAAGCCAACAATTCCAACAATACCAATCGATACCTTATTGCAGGATGGAACTCGCGCATCAACTGGCGAACAGGATTTTACCGCAGGAATAAAAGCCGAAGATATTAATATCTATGATGCAGGCAAAATTGGTTGGACTGATGATGCGAACGTATATTCTACAAGTGAATTTTCAGCAACTGGTTATCTTAATTTATATAAAAAAAATTACACTTATTTTGTCACTTCAGTATATCCCAGTTTATCGACTCTTCCTGCGCGAGTAGTAGACAACAAGACATATTTTCAGGGTCACGACTTTAATAATAGAAACACAATTGGTAATGCTTATGAAACTTATGTCACAAGCCCTACAGATTTGGGTTGGTTCAAAAACTTTAGTTGCCGCTTTTTTCTAAATAACGGAACTTACCCTCTTATCATTGGCATGGATGTTGAACTTGAAACAGCCAATTATCAATCGCCAAATATAACGGAGTATGTCGGCTTTCAGGTTTCAAAATTAGCGGGTAGTACAACCTTCCCTAGTATTACTGATTTCACAGGTTTAAAAATTGAAGACTTAGATGAAAACAGTATTACAAATGGAATGGCAATATGGATTGAAGGCGAAGGAATAAAAAATAAAATTGCCTTCGGTGCGACAAAGCAAGTAGAAATATATTATGACGGCACTGATTTAATATTCGACTCGACAACTGGTGATCTCAAAGTTCTTGGTTCGGTTAAAGCAGATGCGTTTGTCACAGACTACATAGAACTAGGAACACCAACATCACAAGATTTAAACGCGGGTAACACTGGTAGCGGTGAGGTGCATGATATCGTTTGGGATACCGTTGCATTAAATATAGATACCGATACGTTTACGCATGATGCTGTCGGTGCGAATCCAGAACGCATCACTGTTGATGTTGCAGGACGATATGAAGTTATTGCAACGATTATGTATGACCAAAACACTGGAGCGACCAGAACAAACCATCATATGTTTATCAGGAAGAACGACACTACAGATGATTTAAGATTCGTTGGTTCGTCATATCATCGCGGTAGTTCTTATGCGACTGTAGGTGCATCGACTCAACTAAGAACTGAGATCACTTTAGCGGTGGCGGACTTCATTACGATTCGGTCAAAACTAGATTACGCAGAAAACGCAAGTTCCAATGTTCCAACAATATCAGCAAGCACATCAGTAATCATCAGGAGAATAGGATAATGGCACTACCAAGACTAGCACCAAGCGCACAACCTTTAGACGTAACAATCACAGTCAATGAAAGACTGCGCCCGTATTTCACGCAATGGTTTCAGGACGAAAAGCAGGAAGGTGAAACACCTGAAAATTTTGCAATACGTCAAATGAAGAAATTGGCAATGCGTAGTTATATAACATCAGTTTATGAAGCGGAAGTTTTAAAAGTAACGCAAGCGCAATCACTAGCTGAAGCTGATTTAAGCACTGACATTGTAGCGATTGAAACAGAAGTTGAATAAAAAGGAAATAAATAAATGTTAACAGCAGAAGACTACACACAAATACTTACTTTTTTAAACCGCACACAACTACAAGGAAACGAAGCACCTGCACTTGTGGCGTTAATACATAAGCTACACAAAGCTGGGCAAGCAGCAATGAAAGAACAAGTAGATCAAGGTTCACCATTATCTGC